GTGTACCGCTGGAAGTCTATGGAGGGCATGGTGGTCACCAGGTCCATCTGGATATCCGGAAGGTCAAGTATGTCCTCATTGATGTCAAGCAATTTTAGTTTAAAATTAGTAAATGATTTCTTGACTGGGTTTTCTATGGTCAGATCCATATAGTCTCTGCCAGTGATGCTCATAGTCAGGGTGTCCTGACTGGTCACCGACTTCAAGAGCTTGTAGACATTGAGCATGTTCAGGCCGGCAATGATGTTCTGGGAACACTCGTACTCTTCGAAGTTTTCAGCCCCCAGGACCATATGGACAAGGGTGACACGGGCTGTATCCAGAGTCAAGACGTGAACACCTTTCTCAGTAAAATAGATATTCACGTCATTGATGATATCTTTCAGGACCTCAAAGACTGACTTGAGGGCTGAAGCTTGAATAGTTTTCAAATGCATTAATTTAAAGGTGCGTATTTCCTCTAAGTATTTGATGTTCTAAGTTTTGCCATTGCATCTGTAACATTTGATGAAATCTTTTCTTCAATATCAGGAGTAATCTCGGGCTGGAGTTGTTGACCGAAATTGTCAAATTCAAAAAGTGAAGCTTCTTCTGTACCATCTATACTTGAGCAAAGACCTGTACTCGCGTTCCATGCATCGAACTCACATGGAATCATAGACTCAAGCCAGGGCTTGATGTCACCCCCGACCTTCATGACCCCTTCGTTGGTCACGAGTGTAGGGACCATGGTTATCTTTTTAGAGGGGACACCCAGTGTCGTTATGTTGTGGTACCTGATAATTTCATTCAGAGACGGGTGAGTCTTAATGTACTCGATAATTTGACTCGAAAACCTGCACTTGTCTGAGTAGACCAGTAAGGCCATTTGAATTATATAACCTTTTTTGGTCAGAACTTTTTCGCGGTCTGACAGGCGAACTCGGGTACAAGTTCCTGGTGTAAGTCCTTCGGACTTGGAACTTTTTCGCGCCTACTATTAATGAAGGACCTGATTATCCTGGTGCTCATATTTATAGTCGCTTTTCTCGTGTGGAATAGTCGGGTCAACATATCGGGCTACATGCCTCCTGTGGCCTCTGATGCGAGTGTCCCAGTCCCTCCTGATGTTATTGAGGCCATCATAGACAAGGTCCGTCAGTCCAAGCCCGACGAGTTCCCTATTGATACCCTCTTCGTAACTCCACAGGGAAATGGGTCGTACTCGACCCGTATCATGTTTTACAACACGAGATACTTCATGGGTAATCAGTACGATGTGCAAGCAAAGGTCAGTGAAAACGGTACAGTAGATATTCAAAATATTTCTGCATCCTCTGCACCTGACCCCAGTGTTGGCTACAAGCCCGACACATACAAGCCATATGAGGAGATCAAGACGAGCACTGATAATCAACTCAAGTCTCTGCTGGCGACCCGGCCAGAGACCCCCGTCGTCACAAGCCTCCACCTTGGGACCCGCGCTTGAGAGTCAATCTCTAATTCTAAACTAAAATTAGATGTCAGTGTCCGCGAAGGATATTGCAAAAATGGAACATGATCGAAAAAATGCCCGAAAGGAGTTTTACAAAGCTCTTCTCGAGCAATTTTGTAGGAAAATTAAAGTGGCAGTACAGCTCGGTCAGAGGGAGTGCGTCCTGACCGTACCTGTATTTTTAGTTGGGTTTCCAAGACATGATCTCCCAACGACCGTTCGATATATGTGTAGACAGCTTCAGCGTCTAGGGTATATAGTGAACCTCATGGGTCCTTTAGATATAAAAGTCTGGTGGAAAAGACCGCCCGTACACGAGATGCTCCCTGAAGAGGTCGAAGAGGTCGAACTTCCGAGCCTTGTAAACTTACAAAAGATGGCGAGTAAATTAAGAAAGAAGTGAAGATTCGTGTATTCTCAAGGCTTGGGTCTAGTGAGGGCTTTAGGGTAAAATGGCCCACCTCGTCAAGTTTGCCTGCATCCCCAAAAAGTTCGCACCCAAGCGGAAGATGGTCGACTTTGCCCTACCGGCGTGGAGGGCCAAGATGGGCGAATTCGACGATGTGGACCTACATAGCTTCGTGACCAACATCTACCAAGACAAGGTGTTCCCGACTCCGGCCGACTTCAATTACGCGTATGATATGCGTATCACCGAGCTGCTTTATTGGGACCACAAGCCTATGGTCATCACAAAGGAGGATGTCGCCGCGTTCGAGGAGGCGCACAAGGGGGAGGGGTTTGACAGGATAAAGCCGGAGGCGCTCGACAAGCTCATCAGAAGGATGAAGACGGTTACAGAAGCGGACGAAAAAGTGATTTTTGTGTATTAGAGACGGAACTTCTTTTCCTGATTCAGCAACTTTGTCACCCGCGCCTTGACCCTCTTGAGTCGGTCGTACTCTTCAGCCGCTTCCTCCATCTCCAATTCAATATTAAATGGTACAATAATTGTCCGGAGCTCGTCCGCGCGCGTCTTTGCCGCTTTCACCTTGGGTGGGTTTTTATTGAACTCTTTCCAGGCTTCCTTGCAGACTTTGTACTTTTCAAGAGCCGTCTCGAGATCCTTCTTGATGGTCTCGAGATCTGATGTCAGCTCTTCCATTTTCTCGTCGTGGAGCTGTTGCTTTTCCTCGTCGCTCAAACGGTCATAGTATCCAAGGGCTGAACCTATGTGCTCCTCGCACGCCGCGTGAAGACCCGCAGCCGTGCCCGGAAACTCGTCGCGTATCATGTCCAGTTCGCGATGGGCCGAGCCCTCGAAATAGTCCAGGACCGACTGCCGAGCCGAGGGCCACTCTGGGTAGTCTGCGTAGTCTCCAGCCTTCGAGCGCCACTTGCACCCGTCGGCGCAGTACACACGGTCGTACTCATCAAGCGCAAAGCAGATACCCCAGCCCATTGAGGAAATAACGGTTGTTGTTTTTAAGTCCAAAATAAGTCCTATGTAGGTACTAATGGATCTCATCAATGAATCTGAGCGCCGCTTCACCAAGAAACTGTGTGATACCATGACCCCCGTGATGATAGAACAGTTCTGGGAGATTTGGCTCGAAGCCCAGAAGGAAGCCAAGGGGAAGAACACGGTCCAGGTGTTCCAACAGCTTCTCCGGGATGTCAAGACATGGAATTCTTCAATTTCACATCGAAATACAGAGGCGATCGTCAAGAGCAACTCCATGTTCCCAAAGCTCCTGGCGGCCGTCTTTGTTATTCATGTCAAGATTCTGAGCGCTATCCGTACCGACAAAAAGTCCAAAAAGATATCCATAAAGCTCCCAGCCAACGATGTCTTTGTCCAGGAGTGCTACATACGGTGCGCCAAGGACTTGTATGAGAATCCCGACATAATTACAGGCAAGCACACGGACGAGGAACGCAAAAAGGAACTTTCCAAGAGGTTCTGTGAGCACATCCGGGACACCATCGAGTACCTTGTACCCATGGCTGAAATTCTAGACACTTATTTGACTCTTCCAGAAGAGAACCAAGGTATGGCTTTCGATGAGGAAGAGGATGAGGTCCCAGAGGCTCCACAAGAGGAGTTCGATGCCCCAGGTGCTGACACCCCCGACCCCGTCGAAGGTCTGCCCCAGAACACCCCGAATATGGAGTTTGGCAAGACTCCAGGAGGAAGCGAGACGGTCACCGTCAACAACTCTCTGACTCCCCCGAGCGTTTCTGGGGGCACACCCGCACCTTCGGATGAGACCCTCTTCGACGACGCCCCAGATGATGTGAAGAAAATTCCGTGAATCTAATCTCTCCAAATACTAGAAATGGAGCACTATTTTCAGGAGCCCACGAGCGCCGCCATTATTGCCGCTGCAGTGACTATGGGGTACATATTCGTCAAGGCTAAGATGAATGGTGACGAAAAGGTCAAAAACTCCGACTACTTCAAACCGGCCTTTTTGGTTGGACTCTTGGTCTACTTCATAGTATCTCAGGGCCAGGGCTCGCACGGTCAGGTATCTAAAGAGCCGTTTTGAAACCTTAAAGAAATAATTATTTGAATATAAAATGGCTGCATTTAACGAAATGTACTCGCAGTTTCTCAGTGAACTCGCTCAGACATTCCCTGAGGAACCAGCCATCGCGAAGGTGGCCAAGAAGCACAAGGACGAGCGCACATGCAAAAAGGTAATGAATAAACTGAGTCCCTGGGCCCAGCAACTTATGGAAAAAGACCCCAAGTTTTTTTGTGAAGAGAATGAGTTTGTGGCTCAACTGAACCTCCACGAGCTCTGGAAGAAGGAGGATGTGTCCGAGACGACTCGCCAGGCTATCTGGCAGTACATCAGCTCTCTGTACGGCTTTGGAGTGACTCTCCAAATGATTCCACCTCAGTTTATGAGTGTTATCGAGTCCGAGGCTGAAAACTGCGCGAAAGGCCTCACGGAGGCGGGCGGTGAGCTCAACGAGGCGGCCATCATGTCGGCGGCCCAAAATATGATGACCAAGTTGTTGGCCGGTGGCGGTCTCCCAGGGCTCCCAGGCGCACCACCCCGTCGTTCACCAAAGAAAGACCTGATGGACGCTCTCGACTAAAATCTTAACAAATACCAGAATGGATCCAAGGGAGATTTTCAAGTCAAGTGACCTCCTGAACTTTTGGCCAACGGCCACTCAGTCCGCCAAAGAACGCGTCTTGGCAACGACGCGCTTCATTCTTTATGCCACCTGTATAATTTATCTCATAAACCGGGACCCGCGGGTGTTCGCCCTTGGCATCCTCGCCTTGGCTATCCTGTACTACCTCTGGAACATGAATATGATTTCTGATGGAAAATTGAGAGGTTCTGCAACGGACGGCCGTGTTCCAGGCCCTCTCCGTGACAATGTGACTCTTCCGACACTAGACAATCCTATGGGCAATGTGCTCTTGAGCGACTATGTAGATAACCCCGACCGTCCAGCTGCTGCTTGGTATCCGAGTATGAGAAAGGAGGTCCAGGTTGCTTGGAGTCAGATTCATCCGTTCGAGCGTCAGCGTGACGCTGAACGCAACTTTTACACTATGCCCTCCAGCACGATACCTAACGATATGGCCGCTTTCGCTTACGGGGCTTTCGGTAAGCCGTTCGCTCCCAAGTGTCACGACCAAGGCGGCGCCTCTTGCGACCCCGACCGGTTCTACTCCACCTTCCCAGAGCGTGTCCAGATGGAGGCTGGAAATGGTCGTTAAAAATAAATGTGAGTCTATATTAATAATGCCGACTCTCGACACGACGCACCTCACCCTTGAGAAGGGTGTGTGGTACGGCCCCGCTCAGGTGGTCCTTGCCGACAAGACGGATGTTGAGAGCACGCTCCGCGAGCAAACCACACGGGCGTGGAAAAAGGGCTGGTCCGAAAAGGCGTACGACTTCCCGAATACCTATGTGACTCTGCCACTGCGCGTGCTTGAATGGAATCCTACTAACACATTCGGTGTTATCCAGAATGAGCGTTTTGACCAGCGCTACTACAGCAAGAAACCAAAGACTTTTGGGCGTTGAGCCCCAGTTCCGAAGGAACTGTTCTATAAAAAGATATCTTCCTATTAATAATGGACCCTTTGGCTATAGCAGCCGTTGTCGGTCTTGTGTTTGCCGGTAAGACCCTGGCTGACGGGCGGGAAACCGCTCCCCAGGGTCGCCAGCCCTACCCTGCAACCACGAAACCCCTGACCCGTCGAGACATTGATCTACGGGCGAATGCCCGCGATCACGGAAAAGACTACACCGATATGTTCAACACTGTCCCAGATGTTGGGCGGCGTGTCGGTGACTGGCGCCTCCAACCCAAGGAGGCCGTCCCGAGTCTCCAAAATATGACACAGACCAATACTAGATTTCCATACGGCCAGCCCGTGTATGACTTGTACAACCGTCAATACATCACGAATAAGATGAATAATGTGAGTCCTCTCGAGGCTCCTAACACGGTCGGTCCAGGTCTGGGCGTCGGGCCCAGTGTCAGGGCGGCCGGTGGTTTCCACGACTACTTCCGTGCTTTGCCAGTGAATGTGAACGAAGAGAAGCTCACGACACTGGAGGGCCGACCCGGACCACCCAACCCCGTGGTCAAGAACGGTGGCGCCGCATACATCGGAGACATCACACACCAAGCCGCCCAGACCAAGACGGCTTATCGTCCACCGGGCGCCTTTGGTGGTGGTGGACCCCAAAGCGCTTTCGTTGCTCCAGAGGGTCGCCCAGACTTCCTTCGGACTCGCAAGACGACTCGGCGCCAAGAGTCTGGTCTCCGCACGGACACACTGTCGGAAGGCCCGCCTAGTTTCTTCGTTCAACAGCCGTACGCTGCTGCAAAGAGCGCTTACACGGATATCAGCCTCACTCGGCTCAGTGGAGACCGCTCCAAGCCAGACCGTGCAGCCAACGGCGCCCGTATGAATGTACGCAACGACCCCGTCAACCAGGTGGGCGCCGCCACGCAGCTCCGTCCCGAGGCGGAGATTCTTCCCGTGCCACCTATGGGTCTCACGGGCTCCAACCAAGGCCGTGGCGTCTTGCCTCCCACATTTGATGATCCCCTCAATGAGTTCAAGGAGAACCCCAATCCCCGTGCAAAGTCTGGTTTCCTCGATATCGCCATTCAACAACTTGAAAATAATCCTTTGGCATATTCTCTTGGCCACCCTAAGCAGGCCGATCCCGCAATGAATACAAAACCTTTCGTTACAGTCGCCGTGAACTAGTTTCTGTGCCGTTAAAAAAATATCGACTCAATGTAAATGTCTGGAGGTGTAGTTCAACTCGTAGCCGTTGGACCTCAGGATGCTTGGCTCACCGGCAAGCCCGAGGTTTCTTTCTACCGGTCGAATTACAAGCGTTACACCCACTACTCGAACTCTATCGAGCGTCAGGTCATCCAGGGCGCTCCGATTGCTAACGGTATTTCCACTATTCGCTTCGAGAAGAAGGGTGATCTTCTGTCCTATGTGTATCTGACGGCCCGTGACAGCAACGGTGCTGGTATCGTTGGTCTGGACTGGTCCAAGGTTATTGACAAGGTTGAGCTGCTCATCGGTGGCCAGATTGTGGACACCCAGGACTTCGAGTACATGACCGATATCGAGCCCATCACAGGTGCTCGCACATTCTCTGAGCGGTACCTGAACTTGAACCCATCTGGCCTTAACAACCAGAAGAACAGTTTCTTCCCTTTCAAGTTTTTCTTCTGCAAGGAGTGGTCTCTTGCACTTCCCCTTATTGGTCTTCAGTTTCACGATGTGGAGATTCGCATCACCTGGTCTCCTTACCTGAGCCAGAACATCACCATCGGCCCAACCACTTACCCAGTCCTGAGCGCCGCCCCCAACGCAACTCTTAATACTTTCAGCGTGACCCAGGGAACCCTCGCCTACTCCAACACGGCGAACTTGGTTGTATCTCAGACCCTCGGCCCCGTATTCCCAGGTATGCTTTTGACCTCGGCCTCATCTAACCTTCAGGCTAATGTGGTGGTTGTTCAGGGTGTAACCGCTAACACAACCGCCAGTACTTCCAACATCGCTTGGTCGAACATCAGCATCTCTGGTTCCAGTTCGGGAGTCATCAACGCCGCTGCCATATTTAGCACTTCTGTTGGCGGCGCACTCTCCGCTTATGCTCCAGTGGTTTCTGCCCTGATATCTGGACCAGTCACGACGGTGGGCGGTGCGAGCGTAGTCCTTCCAGCAGGTACCGCGGCTTCAACCTCTACTGCTCTTACCCTGAACCAGATTTCCAGCTACAGCGGTACTGGCTCTTTGGCAGTTGGCCAGTATGTGGCTGGTCTGCCTTGGGCGGGTCCAGTCTATGTGTC